GAAGCCAGAAGTCTTCCATCATGGACATGTACTTACGATCGTCACGGATCTCACCAGTGTTGGCATCGTATACCAGCTTGTTGCGGTAACGACTCATCACCTCACGAAGGTATTGCTCCGCCTTTACCTTCGGCAAGTTACCCACATCGATGTAGAAAATTCTACGCTCGGGTGCGCGGGAGATACGATAGATCACCAAGGAGTCTTCAATCATCTGAAGTTGATTGAGAACCTTGATAGCCTTGTGGAGATACGAGAGAACAATGTTCCTATTCGTATCCATGATTCCAGAGGTCACATAGGAAATAGCATCCTTAGCGATCCTGATACCAGTATTCGCGGAAGTATTGTTGAGACCTTTGGGGTTGTAGAGGAAATATTCGTCGATCTTACCGAAGTCCAACTTCATGAACTCTTCGGTGTTCTGCGGACTCTTATTAATCTGCCTTACTTTTTTGATCTTCTGGGGATCAACATAGCGCAACTCCAGGATACCATCCTGGGGTCTATTCAGATCGATTACCTTATGATAATACAAACGCCCATCGATGTACCATCTGCGGAACATCTCATGGGCTTTAGTGTCGAATCCAATCAGGCGCTTGATATAATCAAACTCCGTGCGGATCAGATTCTTTACAGAGTCACTAACCTCAAGGTTAGAGAGCTCGATTTGTACAGGTGAATCGTTCTGATCAGTAACGATTGCCTCTTGAATAATATCCTCAATGGCAGAATCAACTTCTGGATGCATCGCCATGACGCGATACTTCTTAACCATGTCATATTCGGTCTTGAAGTTACCGTCAAGATCGACATACTGACCGTAGTAACCACCAGCGATAAAGCTAGTAGCGCCGTCCTCATTTGTAGGGGCAATGGGAGAAGGGGCACTCTTTGCCTTCTTCTCCCTTTCCCTAAATGAAAATCCAAAAAGTTCCGCCATTATATCAGGGGTGGACGTTATTCGTACTATTTAGTATAGCACGAGACGCCTCACTAGGATGGTACCTGCTGGATGGTATTGTTGTTAGAACCACCGCTTGTGGTGAAATACTGGTATGCGAATTCAACGTCAAACTCTTCGTAAGAATCGTTATTGTCGTATGCCAGAGAGATCTGAGATACGCTGACGGGGAATGCGCCAACCAGTGTATACTCACGGATAGTCGCGAGACCCTTAGAAGCCTCACTAAACTTATCAAGTTGAAGTATATTGATGTCTTGTAGAGTTCCGCCATCTCCAGTGGCAAGAGGAGCGTCAGATCTATTGACGTCTACACGGTTGGTGAGATCAATCCATCTCTCATAAGCACCACGAAGATCAAAGGCGTCGTCCATGTAGAAGGTAGCGGTCCAGGACTCGAAAGTTCTGTCGCCAGGTACTTTGAGAACTCTACCACGGAAGGGCAGTTCTACAGTTCCTACAGTGGAAGCAGGCAGAGCTGCCGACTTACACAGGTAGGACTCCAGTTTTTCGTCTGCGGGTTTCGCTTTTTCGGGGAATTCGTGATAGACTTGGAAAAGGTTAGGGCGTACGCCGCCCTTCACCTTTTGCTGAAAGTCTAGGATTCCAAGTTTGCCAAGTTCAGCCATTGTTTTTAATTACCTCAGGATCTGCGGGGGACTACTTCTTCAAATGCTACACCTGTGCGGGTAGCAACGAAGGTCAGAGTGATGAAGTTAATCGAGCGAGCGGGTTTGATGTAAATCTCTGCCACGAACTCGTTAGCATCAATCACAGCTGGTGTGTTGTTTGACTCGTCAGCAACAACCAAGAAGTCGGTGATGCCTCTGCGTGCCTGAATGTCACGGAGGAAAGGTTCGACTGTGTTGTTGAAACCGTTACGAGTGAACTCGTCGTTCAGTTCAAACAGGACTCCCTTCGCAGCATTGCCGATTGTCTTCTCAACGACGAGGAAGAGACGACGGACATTGATGCGATCAAAAGCAGATGGTGAAGCGAGAGCAGTCTTATCACCGAAGAGGACAATACCCTGACCAGGCAGGCTGGTGATGGGGTTGATGCGGTTCTGATAGAGTTCGTCTCTTTCAGACTTCTTAGGTGAGTAAGCCAGTTTAATAGCGTTACGGATACCACCACGGTTCAGTCCAGCGGGGGAGAACCAGGGGTCACCGTTAGCAGTGGTAGAAGCGCAGAGACCTGCGACGTCACCGTTACATGCGACCCAACGATACTTATCGCTGAAGCGGTCATACATGTACTTATAACCACTGTCAAATACAGTGTAGGAGTTGCTAGCAACTGTGTCGAAGAAGCTTACGATGTTGGAGGTTTGAGTAGCGCTATCGCTTACACCAACAACGGCACCCTTGTGAGGTGACACAAATGCCATACAATCTTTACGAGATGTTACGATACTGACAAGTTTGTTAACTTTTGCCAGAGACTCTGTTTCGTTAGCACCCGAACCACCCATGATCAGATAATCGATCTCAGTAGTTTCAGGGTCAGAGAAGAGTTCGTAACCAGCGAGGATCTCACCCTGAGTAAGAGTGAAGTCATCTACGCCACCAGTCAGACTATACTGAACATGACCCAGAACGTCGAAGGTAGTACCAACAACGGAACCAAGGTTACCAGCAGTTGTGGTCATGTCGTTAGCGGAGATGTCCCATACAGACTCCTCGTGCTTACCCCAGTAGATGTAAGAAGAACCGTTCAGGATTCTCTCGGGGTAATAGTTTTGAGCACCTTCGGAGGTCTTACCGTCGGATGCTTTGGACAGGTAGGTCAGCTTCTCAAGGACTGTGTTAGGGTTACCTGTTACAGCACCTGTAGAATCGTAAACAACTACATGCATTTCGTCGAAGGCACCGCCGCGATCAGCAGCATAAGGTGAAGTGCCAGGACGAGGAGCGATCTGATTCCACTTGAGACCAGTGAAAACTTCTTGCTCGTTATACCAAACTTTGACAGAAGAGATATCTACGTCAGGAGTTCCATCTTCCAGTTGGTCACCACCATTGGCAGAAGGTACCCAAGCACCACCTGTTGTCCAGATGATAGACATTCTTCTTGTGGTAGCATCCCAGGAGTGGATGTAAGCAGACTTAGTACCAGCAACGTTTTGGATGGCAGTACCAGGAGTAACAGCACCGTTAGGTACAGAATCCAGATACAGGTTTTGGTCAGCACCACGGTCGATAACAGCAACCTTGATTGCGTTACCTTGTGCGCCAGCAGTACGTGCCGCCCATTCCCAGGTCATACCGCCTGTGTAATATGCGCCTTCGTATGCTACAGAATTATCGATGCGGAGATTTGCTTGCCCGCCTACAGATGAATTGGTGAGTGTGGATCCAGCAGCTCTGACAACATCCAGGACACCACCATAAGCAAGGAAGCTGGAAGCAGCAAACCATGTCTCATAGTTGTCGTCGGTGGGTGCTCCAAAGCGTTCGAGAAGCTCGGACTCGGAAGAGATTCTAGTTGGTGTGTTCGTAGGTCCTCTGGTAAAGGCACCTGCGATTGCTCCAACGTTAACCTGAACGGTCTCGATGGATCCAAGAGTCAGATCCTTCTCTTGGATCGCTACTCCTGGTGAGAGAAGCGTGCTAGCCATGCGTGGTACTCCTGATGAAAGATTTCAATTTGTCTAATATTATTTAGAAAAACTCGTCTTTTCAGCGATACTCCCACATGAAGCTCCGATCCCCGTACTCATCTAGATTGTAACGCGCATCACCATCGTTCATATCTGCGGACCATACGGTACCTTCCGTGTCAACGATGCTCTCGTCTCCCAGTCCATCTACAATAAAACCAAACGGAGCCATGTCCTGTTCGATCTGATTCTTTTGCTCTTCATAAATGCGCCGACGGATATCCTGATCCGTCATCTCTTTGAAATATTCCTGCTGTACCAACCATGAGAAGATAACGAGACACATCACCAAGTCATCATGGTGACCCTCGTCTGCCTCAAAAGATTGTTTGTTCTGAATGAATGTAGTTAGTTCTGAGATGATGTTGTAGTCTCTGACTATCAGTTTGTCATCTTCAATTAGTGTCTTGAGGTTAGAGCATCCCTGAGCTTTCACAACCTTGGACATCTTCACGCCCATTTGTGTCTTGCCACCAGAGAATCCTTGTCCAACCATCTGCCCTGCGCGTCCACGCATAGCACACATGAGAACGTTATCATACTCCAAATCATAGTGGAGCATTGATGCTACTGCCTCACCGATGTCATTTACTTCGATGAGTGTGTGAGCTCTATTGTACATCGTTGCTACGTTAAGGATAACGTTCGGTAGCAACATTGGTCTTATGTCGTGGTCTCTGTATTTTGCGACAAGAGTCCAGGGCGCAGTAGTGATATCAATAACCACGAAAGCGCTATAGTCCTGAGAGAGACCGCGACTAACGTCAACACAAACAATGTAATCGTGATTATCTCTTGGAGATTCGTATACATCTAGACCCGCGTTAGATTGGATTGGGTCATCGTATGAAAGAACTCTGAGTTTAGCAGGAGCGATGAGTGTATCCACCGACCCCAGAAACTCACACTCGAATTCTTGGGTGAACTGTCTTTCTGACGTGTTCGCAATAGTGGTCTTCTTCCATTCAGCATCCCTACCTGGGACTTCTGACCAGTGGACCTCTGACCATATATAGCCGTTCCTATCCTTCTGTGCGTCAATCCACAACTTATAGAAGTGGTTCATCCCATTCGGCGTCGAGATGATGATGACTTTTGTTGATTTACCAGAAGTAATAGTAGGATAAACAGAGG